TCATGTATTTGACATTTTATTAAATAGGATTTGTATTACCGCAACTCAAACACTTAATGACTCTTATGCCATTTTCTGCGGTTAAAATGTAATTGCACTTGTGTGTTTTTTTGTTTTTGGTTTTCATCGGTTTTGATTAAAAAGGGTTAGGGGGTAGGGGCATCCAGTAAAGGCCTTCGGACAGGAACCAAGATTCGCCCTCCCAGACCCATCGGTCAGGTTCCTTGAAGGCGATGATTTGGTAGCCATCTCGGATGTACACAAGGACCGGGTCGTTGCCATTAGGCATCCGCTCGGAGCATTTTATCCATTCCATCTTCATGCGTTTTTGGCTTGGAGGACACGACCGAGCAGGGTGTAGTTGACTCGCCATCTACGGATGGTTTCGGAGTGGTCGGGCTTTGAGCAGTTGACGCATTCCTTGCGGATGTGCAGTTGCCAGCGTCTGAAGTCGGTGGGTGTGGTTTTCATGGGTTTGGGGTTTGAGGTTAACGAATAAGGAAGTTGGCGGTCATTTTTGACTTAAAAAAATCTCGTACAATTCTTTAGTAGTTGCTTGAGAGTATGTTTCATTACTCCACCTGTATTTTATCTCCCCATTAAAAGACACAGGATAAAAATCCCATTCATACAATTCAATCCATTCGTGAAAATCGTCAAGCAATTTGTCGACATTCAATTCTTCAATATGCTTCTCCAAAGCCTCAATGTAATCAAAGACGTTGAGCATATCGCCTTGGTCGGTTGGCTGGGTGTAGTGTTCTCGGAGCGGTTTCATAGGTTTGGGGTTTATATGGGACAATTTGCGTGGTTTTGGGTATTTTATGACAGGTTATAGGCTGACGATGGGGGAGGTTTTGTCAGCGTGTAGGCTGACGATTTGTAGGCTCGTTGTCAGGTTTGAACTGACCGAGGCGATATGATTTATCATTCATTATACCCGATAATGGTGCTTATTGAACGGTTTCTCATACATTATACCCGATTGCGTATTAAACGTGGGTTCGTGTTTCCGAATCCCAAATCTCGGTATATTTGAAATCCTCCCAACCAATTTTCCACTTTTCTTTGATTTCTGCTTCAAAACTTTTGGCCTCTTCCAAGGTGTCAAAGTCCTCCTGAAAATCACCCATCGCTACTTCGGGATAATAGGCATCACCAGCAAATACTAAGAATCGTTTCATAGGTTTAAGGTTTGGTTGGCTTCACGAATGTGTATAGTTTTTAGTCATTTTCTTTATATGTTTTTTAAACGTGTATAGGTTTTGGCACTTTTCTTTACATTATAGTTTGAAAAAGTTGATACTTTCCACACGAATCGGTCAGGGTCTTGAGTTGCGGTCCAAATCCGTTGCTACGGCTTATGACGTACTCGCAGGCATCACCCTTGGCCCGGACCTCAATCACCACCCAAGGGCGGTCGTTGGTGCAAGCGGTGAGCAGGAGCAGCAGGAGGTATCGCATGGGACAAATATACACAGGAACTACACACTTGTAACCACTCGCTGAAAGTCCTCAACACTTCGGATGACCTCGTACCGGTACCCTGCCTCTTGGACGACTGACTGCCACCACTTCTGCGAGAGCGACTGCTTGCCCTTCTCGGCTTTAAACTCCAAGAAGATGGCTCCCTTGTCCGATAGGTAGGTCATATCGGCAACCCCAGCGGTCAGGCCGATGCCCTTGAGAAAATGCCCGTTCGTTCGGCTTCGGGGGTTGTTCAGGTTGAGGAACAACCGCCCTTCTTCGTGGGGCTTCAGGAGTTTGAACAACTTGACGCAGGCGGCTTGCAGGGTATATTCGGGGGTCATAGCGGATATTCGTTGGCTTTGGTGTAGGGTAGGTGGCATTGAACTTGGGCGATTCCAAGGCTTCCGTTTCGATTCTTCCTCCAAATCACTTCCATTAGGTCCTGCTCTTTGGTCTTGTCATGTTCGTAAGGGCGATAGACGAAGGCGATTTTATCGGCATCGAACTCCAGTTGGCCTGTTTCCCGAAGGTCGGACATGATAGGACGATGGTCGGACCTTCCTTCCGTTGCACGGGATAGCGAAGAAACCACGACCCCAAACACCTTTTGGCGTTTGCAGATTGCTTTAAGTTGCTTGGAGATGTTGGTCATCTGCTCAATCTTGGGCTTGGGCTTGTCCATCTTCGCAGGCTCGACCAGTTGAAGGTAATCGAGGTAGAATCCACGAATGCCGTGCTTGGCCTTGAGTTTAGCGATTTCACCTTCAATGCGGTCAAGGTTGGCTTGATGCAAGTCCACGATGTAAAGGGGTTTGCCTCGCAGGTCGTCTGCCTTTTGGGATAGAGTTAGGAACTCGTTTGCGGTTACACGGGTAGCCGGGTTAAGGAATGCAGCCCCATCCATCGTTGCGATGTTACTCAGCATCCGTTGGGTCAGTTGCTCGGCACTCATCTCAAGGGTGAAGAACACGACAGGAATCTCGGCCATTGCTTGGTTCATCGCAATTTGGAGTGCGAGCAGGGTCTTGCCCATCGCTGGGCGACCACCTACGAGGATGAACTCGGAGGGCTTGAAGCCCGTGATGTAGTCATCAATGGGTCGAATGTAGCAGGGGAACACCTCGACCTTGCGTTTGCCCTCCATCGTTTCGTTCATGGCTTTCAGGTAGTCCAAGGCAAGCCCGTGAGCGGAGGTTTCGGTGGGAGCGGTTTCAACGGCCTGCATTGCTTGATATTGTTGAAAGGCCCTTGGGATGTCCCGGTCATGTGCTAATTCCTCGTATATCCTCGCTTCCTCCCTAACCTTCCAAGCCTCATGCAAGTCGGAGGCATACACCTTCCAGTCCGAGGTCAGGGTGTTGGTATCTTGGAGCATATCCAGCATGACGTAGGACTGCCCATTTTCTTCGAGGTACTTGTAAACGGAAAGGAGGTCAACGGGTCGGTCTGCTTTATGTAGGGCTTCGATGGCCCGGTAGATTAGCACCGAGTTGCCGACAAAGAGCCGTTCAGGGATTTGGGACAGGAGGACCGTTCGGTTAGCGAAGGAGTCCATGAGGCAGGACAGGAGCCTGCGTTCAGCGTTTAATTGGTAGGGGGTTGGATTCATCGGAGGTTAGGTTTGCGTAGGTAAAGGTAGGAGTACGTTGGATTGCTTGGTCCTCCCATCGCTTGCCGTTGAGGTAGGTGGAAGGATGCGGAATGAATTGGGCAGGGGTTTCGGAGTATAGTCGTTGAATGTTGCTGACCGCCAGTTCTTGCTCGGTCTTGGTCAGGCGCAGGAAGGAACGCTTGGCCCTTGCCTTGTCGGTCTTGCGTGGGAATGCTTTCCAAAAGACCTCGAACTGCTCACTCACATTTTCTCTTCTCTCCTCTTCTCTCCTCTCCTCTTCTCTATTGAACACAGGTTCAACCTTAGTTGAAGGTAGGTTCAACATAGGTTCAACGTGAGTTGAATTTTCTTCAACCTTGGTTGACCTGCGTTCAGCACTTCTTTTGCCTGCTTCGGACATCTTTGTTCGGTGCAAATTTGCCTCTTCCCATTGAATATCAAGGAATTTGATAAAGATGGCTTGACCATTGGTTTCAATGAGTTTAGTTGTGAGTAGTCGGTCAAGGTGTCCATCCCCTTCCAAGTGAGCATGGTCGAGTGTCATCTCACATTCTGCGTTCCAGTACACACAGCAAAGGCGTAGGAATGCGACTTGAACTTCGGCAGGTTGCCGTGATATTCGGCCCATCATCCAATCGGCAGGGCAGAATTTGAACCAAGATATTTGCTTCATAGCAGTAAAAAAAAAGCCCCAACTGGTCGCAGCAGTCGGGGCAGGGTTGTTTATACCCTTTTGTCTAACACCTGCTTGACTGCGACTTCAAGCGGATGCGTTTAATTGTAAATGTAGTACGCCTGCAAATTTACACTAAAACGGGAAGTCATTTGCTTGCGGTTCCAAACTTTCTTGGGTCTTCTGCTCAATCGGCTCGACCTTGCCGGATATGAACCGCTTGCCGTTGGATTCCTTAATCCACCCGGACAGGCGCATCTTAGTTCCATCAGGCAGGATAACGTCCCCACGATAATCGGGGCGCTTCGGGTTGTCGCCTTTGTCGTTTGCGAACAGGCTGAAGGTGTTGGGTTGTGGTGTGTAACTCATGGTTTTGGGTTTTGGTTAGGGATTAGTTGGTATTTACGTCCGTTGTGTTCGATGATTTCGGGGGGGCGTTGGATAAAATACATACAGGGACTTATTTCAACCACCAGTCCAAGGGCTTTGAGGTCGTGCAAGATACGATAAGTGCTTCGATGACTGACCCCAAGCAGGCTTTCAAGTTGCTTTGCCCGATAAGGCTTTTCGCAAAGGAGGTTGTACGCCTCCATTGTTTTCTTGGCTCGCTTGCTCATTTGAACGATACTGCGATGGATGCCTTGGTTGCCTTGGCGGTGCAGACAGGAATCTGCTCGCCCGTTGATTCGTCAAAGATAGCGGTCTTCCCTGCTTGCCGAAAGGCTATCTTCAGCAGTTCTTCCCTCGCTTTCATTTGTGCTTTGAGGTCGGCATACACTTCGTCTTCCTCGTAGTTAGGCGTGAGGCTCCCTTCCTTGAGGGTTATCTCTGCACCGAAGGCTTGGAAGGTCTTGCCGTGCTTGCTGGCCTCGTCGGCAACGGTCTGCTCGGTTGCCTTGATGGTGGCCTCCAAAGCCTTGACAATGGCTTTCAGTTTGATGTGAGCCTCAACAGGGTTGACCTCTCCATCGTTGATGCGGTCGGTCAGTTGCTGGGCGATTTGGGCGATTTCTGCCTTGCAGATGTCAGCCTTGGGGATGGTGATGAGGGTTGGTAGGTTCATGGTTTGGATTGAAAGGCGTTTAAGATTGCACCACTAAAAGTGAGGTATTCGATGCCGAGTGCCGATGCGAGGCTCATGCAGTCATCGAGGGTTAGGCGAAGAGGCGAGTGCGTTTGGCTAAGTATATGAACCAAGTGTTCACCAGTTGCGGGGTACTTTGCTTTGAACTCAAGGAATTTCTGGTACTCCTTGGCGTTCATCTTTTGGAGCAGGTTCATTTTGCACCCCCTTCCAACTTAGATTGCAGGATTTTTCTGTTCAGGAACTCAATGCCCTTGCGGAACCTGTCAGCGTTAAAGCCTGTCGTGTTGCGGAGTTTGATTTGCTCGTCTTTAGGCATACGGTCAACGAGTGCGAGGTAGTCGGCCTTGAGGGTTTGCAGCATCATGTCGTCATAGTCCGGCACCAGTCCAAGTTTGTCGGTCAGGTCCAGCAGGTTAGCGTTGACAGGCTTGGGGGCTGCTCCGTGCTTGCCTTTATAGACATCAATCCCAATTCCAATCCAAGAGGCGATTTTGGTGATGGCATCGGTGGTCGCTCCCTTCGCTGCATCACCGGGGTCGGAGTTGGTAGAGGATGCGATGCACTCGTAGTAAATATCGTGAGCAGGAACCGTGAAGATGGTCTTGGCTACTGCGGTGTACTCGATGCGCTCACGGCCTGCATTGGTGGTCGTGTGGACCGTTGCGATGGGACTGGACAGGTCGGTCTTGACTACCCAAGCACCTACACCAAATACTTGGTTCAGTCGCTCGGTTACGAAGATTCCTTTGATAGTTGAGAGGCCAGCCATGCGAGGATGGGCTGCAATGGCTTCGGGTGGTAGAGGCTCGGCAATCTTGGCGAGTTGCTCCGGGGTGAGGTTTTTCATGGTTTTGAGGTTTGGTTTGGGTTTAGTTTGTTAAAAGTGCGAAGATGAAACGCCCGAAGAAGGCGATGCCGGTCATGGTTGCCAGCATGATGTAGCCCGTAACGAGGGCTGCTTTGAGTTTGGCTTGGGTTTCGTGGTTCATGGGTTTTGAGGTTTAGTGGTTTTGGTTATTTGTGTTTTTTGATATAGATTCTTTTGTCTTCGTATTGTTGGAAGGCGTGGAACGGTGCTACATACCTTATCGCTATATATGCGCCTTTACTTCTCCACGAATACTGGTGGTCGATATCTTTAAAAAAAAAGAAGGCAATTACTTTGCAATTTTGTTGCTCAAGTTCGGACACGGCTGCATTAACCCTGTCTTTTAGCAGTCCTTTTATTTGTTCTGGTTGAATTTTCATCAAGTTGGTGTTTGAGGTTTGAGGTTTAAAGAATGTGCGTTGGCGAGTCGCACCCCTCAGTAAGACTTATAGGCCAACGAAATGCCCATAGATTTTTTTGTCCCATTCAGGATACTGCTGGGACCAAAAATATTCGATGTCGCCATTACTGTACTCGTCAGTAATGCGTGAAGCGACTGGGTAGTTAATAACTACCTTGTAAGAACGCAGGTCAAGCGTTTGATAGACCGCTGCGTTGATAACGTCAGCGTTATCATTGTCAAGAATGATGGGGGTATTTTCAATCAGGTTCATGGGAAAGAGGTTTAGTGGTTGGTTTGTATGTCAAAGGTACAACGGCTTTTCCTAATTTGTGCCTCCTCCTGTCAAAAAAATTTTTCATCCCCCGTTTTATTGCGATTTGGTGGCGTTTTCCTACATTTGTAGAAACCTAACCCATGCCCGAATACCACTCCCTCCGCCCTGCGAAGGCTCTGACCAACGCCCTTGAACGGATCATGATAGCCATTGACAACGCTGATCTTGAAGGTAACCACGTCCTCCTATGCGAATACCGCAAGGCTTGCGAACTGCTCGGCTACGACCCGGCGATGGCTCAATGGGCGACCCACAACGAGGTCAACTTGTCAAGCGGTCCTGACGTTCCGGACCCGGTTGGGGTCAACTACTTCCACAAATTAAACCCCGAAGAATGAATCGCACGATAAAGCACCTCGTTGTCCATTGCACGGCTACCCCCAAGAACACGACCATCGCCTCAATCCGTAGGCATTGGAAGGAAGCCCTCGGCTGGAAGTCGGTGGGGTATCACAAGATCATTGATTCGGTTGGGAACGTAACGACCTTGGCTCCTGATAGTGCCGTAACCAACGGGGTCGCAGGGCATAACGCTACGAGCCTCCACGTGAGTTATATCGGAGGCAAAGACGTGGACGACCGAAGTATCGGCCAACGCCAAGCGATTGCCGTAGTGCTGCTTGATTGGCTCAAGAAGTACCCTACGGCTCGCATCATCGGCCATAGGGACTTTCCGGGCGTAACCAAGGACTGCCCAAGGTTCAATGCCGAAAAGGAGTACGGCTACCTCTACCTAACTGCCAGCGGTGTAGAAGCGGTCGCAGGGGGTGAAGGTGGCAAAGACCTGTAATTCGGGTCCCTTAAACGCCTTGGATTCGGAGCGGACTGCTTCGAGTTTCATCCAATAGCCTCCCAAAGGCTTTGGGCCTCTTCCACGCTCAACGTGAAAGCCCATGTACCCGTCTGCCCATTCTTCTTTGTACGTTGCCGTGCGGACTTGGTGAACAGGTTTCTGCAGAATCGTGTGAGCGTTGCGCACATAGCGGTTGACCATATTTTGGTGGTAGTACAATTCGTGAACGTGGCCCTGCCAAGTGCAATCATAACCCTCGATGGATGCGAGGATGCGATAGTCCTGAAGAACTCCCTTGGACACCACCCCTCCCCCAGCGTGACCATGATGATAATGCGTGATGAAGTTGCAAGCCCTGTTCGGGTCGTGGTTCATCTTGAAGTCAAGGACACCGCCATAGCCTCCGACTTGAATATCGGTCTTGCAGGAGTGGTTTAAGATTGTAGCAAAGCGGAGCAGGATGTCCGTTTCTTGGTGCTGGATGATGGATGTTTCGTGGTTGCCGTAGCCCACCAAGAGGATGATGTCGGCATAGGGTCGAAACCATTCTACGGCCGTGTCCACGATAGAGTCAAGGTATCGCCCGTTGTTGTGTTCGGGGCGAATGTCGTCCTTGCTCCTGCGAGGGTCGCCCTTGCCTTGCATTAAACAGAAAAGGTCCCCGTTGACGAGGACCCCTGCACCCCTGCGCTTGGCTTCATCGAGGTGGTTGGTAAGCAATGCCCTGTCGCACTTGGGGTTATCCCAATGCAGGTCGGACAGGAGCAGGAACTCTTGGGAACGTCCACACTCAATCGAGTGGACGTTTTTGGAATGCTTGGTTACTTTCATACGAGGTTTTTAAGTTTGGCATTCTCGGCTTGGAGGGTGTGGACCAGTTGTTCCATATCCTCAAGTCGCTGACGCAAACTTACGACCTCATTGCGAAGTTGTGTTAATTCCTTGTTTTGGTTCTCGCTCGTAGCCTGCCACATAGCGAGGACCGCCTGTGCCTGCTTGACCTGCAAGGAATCCGATTCAAATCGGCCCTTGGTAAACCAAGCGACCACGCCACCGACAACGGCAGCGATGGTCCCTACGATGGTGGTTTCAATCAGGTTCATTCCTTAACCTTTGTTTTATCGATAGCCATCCAACCTACTGACAATAAGGTCAATACGGAACCGATGATTTCGGTTAGGGTGGCTGCATCGATGATGCCTTTGGCGACAAGTGTTCCACCGATAAAGGTCAAAAGGTGGCGAAGAAGGGCGATGACTGCTGCTTTCATAATAGGGAGTTTAGGGGTGTTTTCGGGGTTACGTTTACGGAATAATCTCATTTGCTTTTGGGTTTGAATCGAGTATAGTCGGATTCGTACTGGGCCTCCCAACCTGCAAAGGCGTGGACACCGCAAGGCTTGGGCCAAATGACGTAAGGCGCAGCGAGTTTGCTTGGCTCGTCTGCGTGAAATAGCACGTCAACGCTGAACTCCTTGCGGACCTTGAGGCAGTTGCCTTCTTCGTCCGTTGTTTCGCAGAGGTGGCCGAGGATGACCACGCTATCCATTGGGTCCAACTTGGAGAGGATTTGGTCTGCGATGTTCGCAGAGGGGAACGAAAGTTTACGGAAGCAGGGCATTGTTACTTCTTTATTTTGTCGTATTCCTCAAAGGTCATATAAGCCGTGTTGCCGTAGTTGTCGCCAACAAGGTAGCCATCGGTAAGGGTCTTGATGATAAAGACATTCATAGTTAGGTCGTTAGGGCTGCGAGTTCTTGGTTTGTGAGCCTTGTGGTGTAGAGTGCAACGGCACGGATGCGGTTGTTGAATTGCCTATCTAAACCAAAACCCGAAAACGGATTTGACCTTGCCAATACCGCAATTCTACTCATAGCAGGAATACTTGTTAGTGTTCGTGTAGCAATTAAATTGCCATCAAAATAAAAAGAAGTGCCACTTGTTGCGGCATTGTAACCAAAAGCGACCTTATGCCATCCCTCACTTACGGAAGTGCTAAAAGTGCCGCCCGAAACAACGCTTGAACCTGAAACTTGGACGGCAACTTGTAAGTCGTTTCCATTGTTACTTGTTGCAAAGTTTATGCCATTAAAAACACTTGCAACATTGCCTTCCAAATTGAATACATTTCTAATACCCGCATTTGAGGCTGTATTATGATAATACTCAAAGTAAATCGTCCCCTCACTCTGCCCGATAACACCGCTGACGGATGATAGGCTTACAGAGTCAGCGTTGCGGGTTACCGAGCCAATCGTTGTTGGAATCCGTGATGTTGCAACAGGGCCGACTTCGCCTTGAGCGTAATCAACCTCAATCACATCGCCACTTGCAGCCAAGCGAATGCCTACCGTACCGCTTGCAACGGTTCTTGCTTCCGATGCGACTAAGGTGTAACCGCTTGTAATGGTAACGGTGTCCCAGTTCGTACCTCCGTTGGTTGTTAATTGAATAGCCCCCGTACCTGACACCCTGCGAATGTAGGCCGAAAAAACACGGCTCTGCGATGCGTGGGCTAAGGCTTGCAGGACCGTTCCACTTGCAGCCGTTGCGGTAACTGTCGTGGCCCCTGATGCGGTCCCGTTTGCGCCAACTGCGTCCTTTACTGTTGTAACGGTTGTGCCTGACCAAACAGCATTGTTAAGGCTTCTGCTTTGCAATACCAAGTTGGTTGCAGCAGGCTCAACGAGCAACGCAGGGCAACTGCTACCGAAGTAGTCCAACCTCGGAATGCCGCTTGCAACGCCCTCAATCAACCCACTCGCATTGACACGGGTCGCAGTCGTATCACGGGTTACGTTGAAGTCGCCCGATGCACCTAAGACCAACGCCCCCGAAGTCGTAGCAACAGGGGTGTAGAGTTTGCCCGATTTGAATCGTGCAGGTACTAAAATCAGCGATGGTGTCGGCATATTAGAAATTGAAGATTGCAGCGAATCGGACGAACAAACAAGCATTCACGGCAGCCTCGGCAGCCGTAGCCCCGTCAGCCGTAGCCCTGTTGTTGAAGGCAGCCCAAGCAGTCAAGGCAGGGTCGCTGACACCGCCAAGCAGTTGATTGGTTGGGTAGCCGTAGCCGTAGCCGATGAGCATCTTAGAGGAATGTATAGCCGATAACGGAACCCGAAGAAACGTCAACGGCAATAATCTTACCGCCATTCCTTCCGCTAATCACGATACCAGCAGAAACGGTTTTGCCGCTCAAGGCATAAGCGGTCAGGAGGTCCTCGCTATTGGTTCCAGTTAGTGCGGAAAATTCGGTTGCTGCGTTGACTACCAAAAAGTCGTAGTTCTTACCAGTAACGGAACCATCAACGAACTCCATCGACCCGCCTTGGCCGAGCATTTGTTGCAATATGGGTGTAGGCATTGTATTTGTCTTTTAGGGTAAATGTCTTTTAGGTAGGAATTTCACAAACTGAATGGCTGAACGGAATCTCAAAGGTCATGGTCGCCTGCCACCCTGCTGTGCGGTCATCTCGGCTCTCTACAAACCTCGTAAGGCTCACGCTGGACGAGAGGGTCCAGTCCTTACTTGGGTCGTTTGTAAGGGCTGAAATGAAGTCCTGTGCGATTTGCAGTTGGTCGCTTAGGACCTCGTCCTCGTTGTCCTGCCAGCCCAGCGTAGGGCTGCCCGAAACCACTCCGCCTATGGGCTTAATACTTTCAACACGGTCAGAAAAGTAAACCCCAACCACCAAGTCCAAAGTGCCAGCATCAGTAGTTGCTGACTGCACGTCCGCAAAAACGAGCGGATAGACGATACGCTCACGGCTTGGGGTTCGCAGATTGATCGTGTTGTCCGTGCCGATTGCAAGCGGGTCCCCCGTTCCGAACGAGTTGACCTGTGGATGAGCATTTGCAAGGTCCAGCAGGGCCTGCTTGATTTTTATCCATGACATAATTCTGCAGTTTCAGTATGTTCTTTTTATGCGCTCCCATTTCAGCAGTCGTTACACGCCCCGAATTGACCGTAAGGGTAGGGGTAATCCAAGTTGCTGATTCCCATTCTTCGGTTGCGGTCAAGGACCATTCCTGTCCGATAGTTGGTAGCGTTCGGGTAAATCGTGTCAAGAGCCGATGGAGGCGAGTTCCAAAGCGGATAGGAGTTGCGATTTTCCATCAAGTACCGGGTTATCCGCTCGGAGTACCATTCGGCATCGTTCTTGACCTTGTCGGTCAGGCGTGTGATTTCCTCCATGCTCATTTGGCTTGATTCTTCGCTTGTCCTGCGAACCATTCCCTTGTTCATGTACTTGAACGCCAAGACCATCGGGAGTTCGTAGTAGAGCCATTGAATCATCGCAGGCTGAATGTAGTCCTCCAGCAGCGTTTGGTTCAGAGCCGTAGTCGTACCACTCACCACCTGCGTTACCAATTCCCCGTACAACGCAGAGCCAACGATGGGCTGAATCCGCATCTCTTGCACCTTCACAACCGTAGGACGTATCTGCGTGTAGGATACGTTCTCGTTGATTATCGAGTTGTCCAAGAGCGTTTCTTCGCTTATGAATAGTGCCTTCATGCCTTGCTGATTTTATTGCCTTTGCGGATAACGAGTTGCTGCTCCCATACGTGCCTGCATTGAGGACGATTCACTCCGCTGGGCGTATGATACCAACCGCCCCTCCTGTTCCAAACCGAGTAGCCCATTATCGCACTAATCCCATCGATGTCATCCCTTGTATAGACCTTGCCTTGGTCGGCCAAGTCCAACATGACCTTGCAGAACTCACGGCTTGACCGCTTGTCCTTGTTGCTGAATCCCGTTGCCCATGCGTATTTGTATCTCACTTCCAAGACAGGCTCGGCCACTTCCTTCACGCCCTTGGGGAGGTTCTGCTCGGCAATTTGGTCCACCGCCCGGCTGATTGGGTAGCGGTCTTTGGTTATCAAGTAAGCGATACGCTTGGCGACCTTCGCCTTGCTAACTCCAAATTCCTTCGCCATTTCTTCAACGCTTGCGTCCCGGTTCTTCTTGCGGTAGGCTTCAATCTTCTTGTCCAGTTCCTTTTCTTCCTCACCTAACTCGGCAAAGGCCAAGCGGATATTCTCGTCAATGTTGGCATCGAACCGCATCGGCTTGGAGTGCATAACATGGTAATCGTCCGCATGGCTTCCAAACTTGCTTGCAACGACCTCCAAGACCTTAAACTCCTCATCGCCCCAGCCGTAATCTTCATCGTCCTCTTCGCCCCATGTAGGCTCGCTGAACTCTTGGGACTGAACGCCCAGCATCGTGTCAATCTCTTGGGCAGATAGACCGAATCCAGCCGAGAGCATCGTCCGAGCCATTTCAAGAGTGATTTTTTCCTGCATATACTGCCTGACGATACGCATCAGGTTTTGGTACTCCCTGCCCGACAACTTCTTTATGTTGTCGTTGGAGGCCAAGCCTTGCGGTGCAGTAGGTTCAGGGCTGACCTCTACGGCTGCCGTTTCCCCAGCAAGACCCGAACCCTCTGCTTTTGGAGGCAAGGACACCAATGCCCTGATTTCGTTTGCTGACATAGATTCCAAAACCTTGTTAGCAACCAAAGGCGAAAGCGAATTGATGGCCGTGATAACGTCTTGAACGCTTGATTCGGTCTTGATTTCAATCGGTGGCAAGCCTGCTTTCTCACGCAGTTCAGCAGGGGTCATGGCTTGAAGGAGTGCCTGTTCGCTCAACTGCTCCGTTATTGGATTGGTAGGAATCAATTCCATACCCTCAACTCCGTTGAAAGACCCCAAGTAGTTTATCATTCTTTCGACCTTCTGCACCCTGTCGTTGACGTAGGTTGCTTTGAATAGTTCGTAGGCCTCGACCAATTCAGTTCTTCCTCCGAGTTGGCCCTCGGTTTTGACACCGAATAACGATGGATTTGTTACACGGTGTGCGATGAAAATCTCTTGTTGGATGGCCTTGTTCAGTATCTCAAACTGCTTGTCCATGTCGCTCGGTGTGAGCGGTTCCAAAGTAGGAGCCTTTGCAGCATCATCGTTGAACGTAACCACGAACCTTCCAGCGTTGTCGGTTCCCGAAAACTTACGCTTGATTTGCCTTTCAATGTCGCCCTGTTCTTCGGGTGTCGGAATCCCGTTGTTGAAGTTGATTAAGTAACCGCCCCAAAAGTTATTGCGGAGGTTGTTGTTGTGGAAGTTCGCCACCTGTACGTCTGCCTCAATCCAAGCGTTTCCACCGATGTATTCCGGCAACGGATAGTGCTTCACGCCTGCTGCGTAAACCCGATAGTAGAACAACTGCTTACCGATGCGGTTCTCGGTGTCAAAGGCTGGAATCTTCTCGATGTCGCCAACCTTCGGGAACAACTGCATCATATCGTCATTGTACCAGTCGGCGACCTGAAACATCTTTTCCTCCTTGTCAACCCGAATCTTTTCGAAGGGAACGTGTTCCATCTTGGCGATGGTTCCCAACTTGGACCAAGTAACCGCAACCGCAAACCCGTTGAAGATTTCTAAGTCAAGGACCAGTTTCTCCGTGATGTCGTTCAGGTCCTCCGTGCTGGACATTCCATCAAAGAACTTGATGAACCGAGCTTGTTGCTCTACGGTCAGGTTGTCCCCTGCCTGCCAGCCACCGCCCATGATGTAGTTTACCTTCCCGTTGACGATGGCGTTGTGCTTGCTGCTCCTGCGATAGTTGTCAAGGAGGTAGTAGGGATATTCGTTGGCAAAGC